CCCAAGTCCTTAGCTCCTTCACCTGCCATGAAGAACCCATAATGACTAGCTACCTGATTGACTATATCAACACACTGATAGCCATAAGCACCATCAAAGTCCACACATTGACCTACATATTGTTGGGCTATCTTATAAGCATTTGTCATATTAATTATACCTAAATTTCATCATCTAGTAAACTCAAACACAAGTAAGTAAGGTAGGTGAAGTCATAGAAGAACTCCTCTTTTCCAAGGGATATTCTATTGGATTTTCTATCACAGATGACCTCTTTATCCTCTACTTGGAGGGCAAAATCAGCAGTGTGGATAAACTCATGAGCGCCACCTACATCATTACTATGAATGAGCTGATTGACAAACTGTTCTACAATGTCCTCAGCAATGATTCTATTCTGCATACGTTGTACAAGGTCTTTTCTAATAACTTTAACCATCTATCTCCATCTTCCTCTCTACTTCTTTGAGTTTATATTCTAACCAGTATATTTCACTTTTGAGCTTCTCATTAGCAATAATAGACTGGTAGTCAGTAGGGTGGTTATCTATGTGCTGTTCTAACTTAAACTGTTTAGCCTCTCTGTGAGCCTTTCTCAGATAAGTATTCTTATAAGTTCCATATAAGCTCATTATTCCTCCTAGTTAATGTGACTATACTTAAGGAAGTTTCTTAGTGTAACCTTAGCCTCTCCTAAAGCATACACAGTGAATATCTTCTCTCCTGCGCTAAACAAAGCATCACGTTGAGCATTATTAAGATACCATGCACAGTACATAAGGTCATAACCCTCTAGTGGTTTATTATTAGGGAAAATACCCTCACCACTTGAATCATCACCTATCCAGTTACATCCCCATTGTCTCCTAAAGATTCCTGTAAGGTCTATCTCAGAAGTATCTCCTGTATGCTCATTTGTAGCTGATACGACTAAGTGAACATCTGTAATAGGGTTTACTCTACCTCCATCACATCCACCTTTATCCTGCTCTACAACAAACTTTAAGAACCATCTCTGGAATCTATCAAGGTCAGAAGGTACAAGCACACGGAAAGAGGCTGATTTGGAGTTCTTGTTAATAGGCACTACAGATTCAGGGTCTCTCTTATCACTGTCATCTTTCTCAACACCATCTAGCACAGTCTTAATATAGTCCTTGTGCTTATTTGCAAAGTCGATACGCTCTTGTAGTTTATTACCTGCTACACCTCCCCAATCGGCTAGGAAACGTGCTGTAAGCTCAGAAATATCATTACTACTTGTTGCAACCTCTTTAACTACGTTGTTAAGACCTTCCTCAGAGAGCATGAACTTGAACTGTGTACCAAAGGTGAATATATTTCTTCTTCCATCCTTCTTAGCAAAGTCATACAGAGCCTTACACCTTGGGCCAGTCCATTGACCAAGACCTACACCAATCCAGTGCTTACCATTCACAAGATAACCCGATTCATTCAATTCAAGGTTAGGGTACATCTTAGTAAACTCACCCCAACTACCCACAAGGTTTTCTGCTGTAGGCTCATCTTTCATCTTCTCATAGGCTCTTCCTGTGAGATAGTCTGTTTCATACCTCTTAGCTGTAACATTACTCTCAATACCAAAGTAACCAATAATAGCAGATACACCTTCAACCTTTGATTCAGGAATCTCTTTCTTGATAGCTTTTACAAACTGCTTAATTCTTCCTTGAACATCCTTAGATTCTGCTTCCTCTGTATTCTCATCTCCATAAGGAGCACAAGCCTTAGAGGTAGACAAAGAGGATACATAGTCAAGAGCATAAAGGTCTGTTACACCACCTCTACGTTGCTTAGATTGTTGAATAACCCTTGCTTTTGTTCTTGCTACAGAGTTTATTAATTTCACATAATTGTTACTCATATATCCTCCTATTGGTTTACTGTAATGTCTCTATCACTATAAAGGAACTTGGATAGTTTTAATCTTTGTATATGAGCATCACCCTCAGAATATTCATCTGTAATGTGTGTCACAAAGAACCAATCACTTAGCTTAAGTATCTTTTCATAGTATTTTGTACAAGCTGTAAGCTCCCATACTCCTGCATTAAGAGTAAACATTACCCTATCTCCTACAGCTAAGGATTTAGGCTTTAGAGGCTCTACAGTGATACTATAGATAACTTTCCTACGAGAGTTAATTAAGCGCCTTATAGCTGTTCTATAGAGCTGTTCTGTGGCTTTTAACCTATCTGAATCTGTAATCTCTCTATTATTCTCTGCAATAGACTGTGTATCATTATCTGTCACAGTACCCCAATATAGCTCTCCTGCCTCTAATGCAATACCTTCTTCATCCATTACAGCAAACTCATCACCAATAATCTCAGGAGCAAACACAGGAAGTTGAGGATAGTCATAAGACCTTTGTGAGTTTACCTTGTTACCTGTCTTAATCACAGGAAAGCCTTTAAGCATTAGTTTAGGATTGTGGAATATATCTCTTAATGTAAGGGAACTAGCACCACTATCTGACTTATCTGACATAGCCACAGCAATGTTTACTGTATCTTCATAGTTTTCCTCAACATCATCAAGTGATACTAGGTTATTATACTCATTAATAAGAATATCTCTCTTTTCACCAAAGATACCAAACTCAATAAGATAAGGGTCTATTCTGCTAACTCTCCAATAAAGAGAAGTAGTCTTTTCACATACTTTAGTAAGAAACTCTAGGAATGTTTCATTTGAAAACTCATACTCAATTAAGTTCTTTTCTGCATAGTCGTCTAGGTATGTAATCTTAAAGTCATTAAGCAAGTCATCTTTGTGCTGTTCATTACTCCAATAACCCATAGCTTGAGTTACAGCAGAGACTACAGAACGAGCTTTAACAGTTACATTTGTAGGAAGAGTTCTTTTATCTAGTCTACCAATAACATGAGAGGTTCTTACTTGCACAGTCATATCCTTGAAGTTATTAGTCTTATCTCCTACATAACCTCTATATACCCAATCATCTGTAGAAAGTACAATATGAGAGCTTCCTGTGAGGTGTTTGGTATAGCTTATTGGTAGAGTAAGTGTGATTGAGGGAACTTCCATAAGAGAATACTCTAGGGAGATATTACCTAAGAAGTGGTCTTTAGGTATGACCATTGAGCCTAGTCCTGAACGCTCTGTATTCTCAATATAACCAATCATACTGTAACTCCTTCATAATCAATGAATAGACAAGCATTCTCACTCACTACACCACTTACACTTACATTATTAATTCCCTTGTGGATATAAGGCATTTCATGGCACAGAGTTAGGACTGATAAAGGTACTTCCTTGTAGCTATACTCTAAGCAATCCCATGAAGTAGCATACCTTATTTCCCCTTTGTAGTTAGCTGTAAGAACTCCATTGTATTCACCCTTAATCTTATAGTCAACATCATTGATTCTCACTACAGGGTCTTTAAACTTACCATCTAGGGCAATACTCCACTTATGACTATCTAATACAGTATCAGAGATGAAACTTCCACTCATAACCTCATTTACACAGTTATCACAGATAGAGTGCTTATAATAGTCTTTTAGAGACATTCCACACTTATTCTTAGAACAGTTATAGACAACTCTCCACTTTGAATTACACTCATGGAAGAAGTCATTCATAATCTCTATATTATTTTGTGCTGTACACATATCAATCATGCCATTAATATCATCACAGTCATTCTCACAGCATTCACAGATAAGATTACAGTTAGGTAGTCCATTACAACAATGTCTTGATTTACCTAGGCAAGAGGCTTTCATGTCAAGGAAGTCACAGTTATCATAGTCATCAAGGAAGGTCTTTGCATCATCAGCCTTATACCACACAGCATCAGGATTGTCAAATTCTACTTTAAACACAAGGTAATCATCATCTGTCACAACCCAATCCTTACTTGCTTGTATGCTTGTTACATAAGCATTACACCAAATTAGTTGCAATCCTGTGTTTACTGCCCATAGTTTACCGGGGGTTAAGAGTTGTTCAATGATAAAATCATAATGTGCTTGAATATGCTCCTCTGACCAATTATTAGTCCTTAGAGCAATTTTAAGTGATATTGTATTACTATCTATCAAAGACTTGTCTGATACATTACCAACATAAGACCCATTAGCAAAAGTGCGTGAGGTTTTACTCTCACGCAAACTAATGCTTTCAGTCTGTTCATCAATAGATTTTCTACCAAGGAACACTAGGTCATTAAATTGGATGTAACGTCTAGGCTTTGAGAAGTTCTCTCCACAGTTAAACATTAAACATACCTCATTAACTTGTCTAGTCCAAACATACCATTTAGGTATTGAGACTTATTGTCAATATTTTGACTAATTTGTGCGTTATTTGTGTTATATACATTGTTAATTATAGTTGATTTAGCAACACTTTGCAAGGCATTCACACCAAACCTATTGAGGTTATTTAGGAAGTTAGTACCTAAACTATCAACAGCTTTCTTACGCAACACATACTCACCCGGAGTAAGCATAGTAGGCACAGTATCAGTACCCTTTGGTTGCCAGTTAATACCTACAGGAAATCCTTTAGAGTGGTATTCAGGAATGATACCTCCTGATTGATACCTCCTTGAAGCATACTCTGTAATGCGTCTTTCATTGGCAAGGGCATTTACTTCATCCCAATCATTAGCTTGTTTAGCATTAGCAATAGCCTCATCAAGTTTAGCAATAGCTGAGTTTATAGATGTAGCCACAGCTTGCTTAAGACCTGTAACACTTGCTGAGATACCTGCTGTAGCAATACCCGGAATATCTACTCCACCAATAATGCCTGTACCTTCAAGGAATTTCTTCTGAGCATCAGATAGACCATTAGTAACAGAGAGTTTAAACTCATTGACACCATTCTTAAGACCTTCTGCGCTAACATCCTTGATACCTGCTTTGTCAAGAAGAGCTTGGCCTTCTTCAACCTTGAGTACACCATCTTTAATGAGCTTAGCTACACTTTCCTTAAAGGCATCAATTCTTACTTGATTTTCCTCTGTTCTAGGTAACTTAGACACAAAGTCAGCAGAATCTAACATCTGGTTCAATGTGTTAAGGTCATCCCACAGACCATTCTTGAGAATCTCAGTATACTTAGTAGCAGTATCTCCAAGTTTCTCTTTAATGGATTCTGCAAGAGCTATAGTTTGTTGCTCTCTTGTACCACCTTGTAGTTTACCTTGCTTAACAAGCTCAGTAGCCTTAGCAATCTGGTCAGAGATACTCAACTTCACAAACTCAGTTGTGTCAATTCCTGCCTTCTCTAAAGCCTCTGTAATAGCCTTAGCCTTCTCACCATTGTTGGCAAAGTTTCTACTCTTGAGTACATTATCAATCTCTTCTGTGATGGTTGTAATGTCCTTGAATAGGAAGTCTACACCACTCTTAACACTTAACTGTGCTTTAGTGAGTTGAGCTTTATAGGCATCAAGGTTAGTAGATTGTCTAGTAGATTCCTCTTTTGTGAGAGTTTCTACAGCTTCTGCAACTTTGTTACCCTCACTATCTAAAAACTCTACATACTTCTCACCAAGAGTAGATTTCACAAGTTGGAGGGATTGAAGCAGTCTAGCATCATCCTGAATACCAGATGATTCTTTCAACTCTGACCAACTCTTAATCTTATCACCAATCTTGACATAGAAATTCTCAATACCCTTAGGCACAGTTGCAGTCTTAATATTGAGGTCTCTTAGTGTTGATTCTAGGCTCTTACCTGTAGAGTTCTGTAATGAATCAATATAGGCACTTGCTGTAGAAAGACTCTCAGAGATACCACTACTTGAAGAAATAGACTTGAAGAATGAGTTTCTAATATTGGCTGTTTCCTCAGCAAGTTGTTTCACAGAAGCCATATGACTCTCTAGTGTTTCTTTTGCTTGCACCTCAGCCTGTTTAGAAGCCTCTTCCTTAGCTAGTTTCTCTTGTCTAGCTCTTTCATCCTTCTGGTTATTAGCTCCTAGCAACCCTGCAATAAATCCTGTCAGACCACCTATACCTGCTCCTAGAGCAGTACCAATACCAGGAATAAAGCTACCAATACCTGCTCCTGTAAGTGCCCATGAAGCTGTACTACTTGCAATGTTACCAAAGTCTTTAAATCCTTGAGAAGCATTTGAACCTTGTAGAGCATTATTAGCTAAGTCAAGACCTACTTGTGCTCCAATGAACCCTAGACCTTTCATATTAGCTGAGTGTCTAGCATTATTTCTAGCAACCCTTGAGAAACCTGTAGTAGAGTTTTTAGCTACACGAGACATACCTGATAGATATGCTCCACCACTACCTACATTTCTTGAAGTAGTTCCTGCTCTCATAAGAGCATCAGAACCAAAAGCATTTGCTAGACCTAATGGATTTACTTTACCTCCACTAACAGCATTCATAGCAGTAGCCACAGTAGATAAACTATAGATAATATTAGTAGCCCATGATAGGAACTTAGTACCAATGAATCCTAGAATAAGGTACTTACCTAGTCCACCTAGAAGAGAAGCTACACCAGAGGCAAAGTTAGTCACAAGGGTAAAGAAGTCTAGTATCTTCTTAATACCACCCTCTACTGAACCACCAATAGCCACAAGAGTGCTTCTAATAGCTCCTGCTACAGCTTTTACAAAGCCAATAACTGCTTGGAAGAATCTTTGTGCACTATTAGAGGCTAATGCAGAGATAGCTCCTTTGGCTAATTCTACAATCAGAGGTTTAATACCCTCTACAATGCCCAGAATTGCGTTTCTTAGCCCCTCTAATGCTTTGTTTACTTGTCCTGCATTAAATGTACCAACTTGATTTACAATCGAGCTGAGAGCATCTATGACCCCTTTAAGAACGTTTGCAATTTCTTTGAAGATATTTGTTCTAGTAGCAATCTTAGTTACCACAGAATAAACACTTTCCACAAAGTTCACAATAGAATCAAACACACTCTTGAGAATGGATGGGTTCACAGACTTAATAATTGTATTGATTGCATTTGTGACACTTAGTAGTACATCTGTGTATGCTGTAGCTCCTCCACTACTTACAGCTAGTTTAGCTAAGTTAGTATAGATGTCTACTACACCTCTAACTACTCTAGGGAATCCTGATGTAATTAATTGAGTACCAATATCCACAATGCCCTTAGTAAGCTCTGATATACTCTTAACAATTTCTTTTGTAGTAGTACCTAGCTCTCTACCTGTGGTGTTTAAGACATTCAACACAGATTTTGTAATGTCAAAGAACTCTTTACCTACATTAAGACCTTGCACACCACTCTTAAATGATGAAGCAAACTTCTCAATACCGTCTAGGAAAGACTTACTAAAGGCTAATTTCCATGCAACACCAAAGTGGTTCACAGATTGAATAGTATCTCCAATAGCATTACCTAGTTTAGTTACATAGTCCTTGAACTTATCTGTACCTACAATATCTGTAATACCCTTGATAAAGTCTCTAGTTGCTACATACACACGGTTTAATGCTCCGGGTTTAGCATTACCCTCTTCATCAATATCATCAAACACAAGAAGGTTTGATAATGTTTCCTTTAAGTTGGCAATGGCTTGTCTAGGTGTGATAATAGAGTTTACCAAACTTTGAAATGTATCATCATTACCCAATCTATTGACAACATCAAGGTACTCATCTGCTGAGATAAGTCTCTTCTTAGTTGCAGAGATAATGGAATCAGCACCCTTAGATTCAGCTAACTTCTGTAGTTCTGCATTCAGTTTAGAAGCACCTAGAGCAGACAAACGTTGACGAATGAACTTGTAGTCTTGTTGGTTAAGTACCCCTGCGGCAAGCATCTGAGAGGTTTGCTCTGTTACAGTTCTCATACCCTCAATAGGATTTTTAGTCTGTGCTAGAAGTCCTGCATAACCTTTTACAATCTGCTCTGCATCCTTACGTCCATAAGCAGTATAAGTAGATGCCTGCTCTAGCAAGTCTGTAGCATCAAACACAGTAGACTTACCATAATCACCAAGTCTCTTGATAGACTTATTAGTAGTCTTCTCATCAAACCCTAGAGCCTGCATGTTGATACGATATACCTGCATAGCATCCCCAAGGTCATTGGCTTCATTCTTAAGTTGTCCTATACTATTTCTGATACCATTAACACCACCAGAAACAAGACTACCTAAAGCACCTTTGATACCATTACCAACTAAGCCCATAAGGTTCTTCTGCATATCTAAGATAGTGCTGTTTAGACTGTTAAACACAGATAACAAACCTTTTGCAGGAGCTATAGCACCAAGTTTAACCATTTGACCAGAAAGACCCACAGCAGAACGAGTAACATCATCCACAGCTTTATGTAGGTTTCTCCATGATTGATAGTCTTGGTCTTTGACTTTAATATAACTAGAATCAAAGGTAGGTCTTGATGAGGAACTAGTATTTGAACTTCCTTGTGTAGAAGACACATCACCCTTTGTTGAGCCTACTCTAATAGGCATACTCTCAATCTGTTTCTTAAGAGCTAAATAATCTTTCAAGGCTTTATCTGTGTTTAGAATGAGGTTTACATTAAAAGAGAGCGAGGAAGTATTCTTCCCGCCCATCTTTCTTAGTTTCTTCTCAAAGTCTAACACAGAATCCCTTAGAGCTGACACAGACTTTTGGGCTTTTTCAATTTCCTTTAAACCTGTAATATCAACCTTAATGGTTCTTACTGCCATACTTTTCTCCTATGGTTAAGCTACATCCTCAATGTTTCTACGGATTTCATAGAAGTTACCATTTTCATCACGAGAAACTGTGAATGAAAGTGATAGAGTAATTTCTCCCTCCGTACTGAACTCACGAGAATTTTCAGTGATAAGTACATTGTTGAATACATAGTATTCCTTAACACCACGAGTGTTTTCAACCATTTGTGTTACACGGAAGTGTGTATTGCGAAGTCGTTTGTCATTAGCAACAATCAACTCAACATCACGCTCACCATTGTAGGTAACAAGCATCTTCTCACCAATGTACATTGGGTTTACAAGAACTGTACCTCTGTCATAACCATGATAACCTTGAGTAAGAGCAATGAACTCATCATCTTCCAACTCAACACCCGGTGATACAGGTAGGTTAGACATATATGTGCAAGCACAACGGTCAGATGAGATTGTGATAGTGTTACAGTCTTCATAGTAGAGGTCTGGAATCACAAGTGAACCATACTTCTTACCTTCAATAGTAACTTCTTGAATCACAAAGCTATCTGTCACAGGAATACCACTTGTCATACGTTTAGACATTGATTGAAGTGGGTTCAACCAGTAGTCATTGCATGATGTAGTAGTTGCTGTAATCTCTTTTGTAATCTCAATTTGAGACTTATCATACTGTCTACCAAAGCAACGAGCATCTGTAGCAGGTACAGAGACATTGTGAGTAAATGATGTCAAGCATGAAAGTAATACATTAGAGAACTTACGCAACTCTGAACGGTCATTCACAATAGATGGACTTGAGAATCCAATATGACCTGTGAAGTCATCTTCACCTTTGTAAGTAACTTCATAAGTAACCACAATACCATGGTCAGAAGGTTTCCAACCATTACCTGTTTGTGCCATTACTTTAGAATCTGCAAAGTCTACTGTACGAAGGACAAATCCCGGAGTAGATGCAGTAAATGAGTAAGTGTACACATAAGAGTTAGTTTGTGCTGTATCAGGGAAATCTGACACAATAGCTTTAAACTCATACTTACCTGCTTTAGGAACATTGATATAAATCATGTTGAATCCTAGTGCAAAGTCATCTGCATCAGCTCTTACTTGGAACTTCACAGAGGCTTTCTTATCAGCAGGGTTTACATAGAGTGTACCAGTGTTCAAACACTTGATTGGGTTACAGTTAATTTGGTCTTCTGGCACATCCTTACGAACATACTGTACAAGAGTTCCTGATGGAATCTGTAGCTGTTTGTTAGTTTTCCAACGAACACAAGGACGAATTTCTTCTGTGATAGACACAATGATTTTTGAGTCTTTATCTTGTGTGTTGTAACCATACATAGGATGTGACATATCTACGAAACAGTTAGACATTTATTTCTCCTTTTTGTCTTGGTTTCCATTTTGGTCTTGTTTAACCACGGCAGGGGTTTGTGCTACTGGAGCATCTTGACCTCTACCTTGTTGAGGCTTTTTTGAGTCTTCCTCCACCATGTGCTCACGTACACGAGACATAGCTTGCATTTCAAGTCTACCCCCATGACGATTAGCAATCTCATTACGAGACATGAAGAACTCATTAAGGTTTAATGGTTGTTCAAATGCCATTATTTTCTCCTTTACTTACACGTAAATATTGAGAGAGTCACAGGGAAAGAAAACATTTCTACCTCATCTACTAGCTCATTAGAGAAGTCCTCTGGGCATCCTATATCTAGCACTTTAACACTAATAGGTAGATACCACTTATCTAATGAAGCCACATCCTGAGCAAAGGTCTTTCTTTGTATGCCCCTCGGTGTTTTAACTTGGTGTACCAACATATTCTTAATCTGGCAGTGAACCTCTTCTCTGTATTCTAACTTACCCTCTGGTGTATTCTCAATACACACACGACCTGTTGGTGGGGTCACAGGAGAGTAATACACAGAAAAGTTAATAAACATTTTAGGGAAACACTTTGAGGTATTATCACAGGTAATATCAATGGCTAAGAATGGATATTCTACACCTTGATTTAACTGGAAGTGCTCTGATGTTCCTACATGCTTATTAAACTGCTCATCAAAGTTATTATATCTTTTTCTTGGGTCTAGCTCTTCTACATGGTCAGGTTGAATGAGATAATCAAGAACACCATAACCATACATTTGAAGCCATTTCTTAATGTTTATATACACAGCACTAATCATTTGGCTATTCTCCTTGGTATCTTAACTGTGTTCTTTCTTCCTTGTACAGCAAGGTATTGTCTTCCACTAGCTGTATCACTTGAGTTATATCTAGCTGTACCTGCTCCTCTTCTTCCTGATGGTCTCATAGCCTTATAAGTACCATAGAAACCACTTGTAGAGTCAACTAATTGTTCACTATCTCCAACAGTATCGAATGCAGTGAAGATAAATGGGAATTTAGGATGATACTTATATCCCCTAAACATATAGGTATTTACATAGTATCTATCCCTTCCCCTACTTGTAGGAGGATACTCATTCCTATCAGCATACACAGAGAAGCCATCTAAAATCTTTCTCATCTTGACAGACCTTACCATTCGTCCTGTTTGAACAGAACCAGTGGCTTTGGCTTCTAGCATACCTGTAATAGTAAAGTCTACAAACTCCTTAGAAAACTCAATGCCCTTCCAATTATGAATATCAGTCGTGGTCACGAGTAATCACCCCCTGTAGTTGTTTGATATAAGGAGAACATTCAAGAATAAGTTGCTCACTCTCACGAGGAATAAGTCTCTCTCCTGTCATCTTAATATCCCAACATCCGGGAATTATTTCATAGGTTCTACAAGCTACAACTTTCCAGAATAGGTAACCTGAATCCTCAGGACAGCTAAACCTATTGCATCTTGTACTTATTCTTTGTAGAATATAATAACCATGTTTAATATCTAAATCACAAGCATGTGATTGATTGTGTAAAGAGAAGTAGAATGTCTCTAACTGTCTTGAACCTTCTAGTCCATGAATCGTAGTAGCATCACTCTCAGCACCTCTTGATGTAGGCATATGGTCTACACACTTAAGATGCTCTACCTCTTCCCACAAGCATTTCATTATTTGTCTGCTATTCTCATCATAAGTTGGAGTAGCAGTACCTTGCCTTAATACAAGGATTTCTTTACTGTTCCACGGAAGCGCCATTACCAACTCCTTCTAATACCATTTCAGTATTTGTGTTAGTGTATGTGCTTTCTCCTTTTTCAGGAACAACTTCAAACTGATGACGAAGGTTTCCTTCTTTGTCTGTGTACCTCAAATTGGTGAGATACCCTCCTAGAGTGTCATCAACAGTGTATACTTTACCTTGTTCAAATACATGTAGTCTAGTACCATAATAAGTCCGATATACAGTCTTATAGGTTTCTACACCACTGATAGAACGACCAGTACCACAGCGTGAACAACCATAGGAGCGAGATTCCTTCGCATATTCACCTAGAAATCTAACTAGCATTTTCTCCTCCCAATAGTAAGGTAAAGATTGTCAGTAAATGTTCTATTACACAAAGATAATGAACTTAGAGCCTGTATAGCCCATGTATTGATTAGTTTAACATAGAATCTATCAATGTTTCCTGAATCAATAGTCCATTCTCTTACAATGTAGTCAACAGATTTTTGCTTAAGTACAGCACCTACAGCTAACCTATCCATATTAGCACACTCATCAAGTGTACCACAGTCATTTTGATAAGCTATAAAGATGTTTAGGAAGTGACACATTGCCTCATAAACACAATCAGGAAGTGTCTCAGAGGTATATCCTGCTTCATACACAAGTACAATTTTATACTCAGCTTCACAGGAACAAGGGTCAACACACTTACAACAAGGGCTTAGTTCATCTGTAAGATTCACAAGGATTGTTCCATCCACAAATGACCAATTCCACTTTTCTGTACCTAGCTCATATTCTTCCCTTTCAAGACCTTTCTTCTTGTGCATATACACCTTAAGTGTAGTAGGGTCAAATCCCTTATAAAAATAAGGTTTTAATTCAACCATTGCTTCACAACCACAGATTTTAAAGTCTTTTACAGGGATAATCTCCTGTCTCTTGGCTCTTAGAATAGTAGAACACTCACCATCAGTCCAACAAAACAACCTAGCAAGTACACGGAGAAAGCTCTCCATGTACTTTTGCATAGTTGCTCCATCATCACAGTCAAAACAACCACAGTTAGCTTGAAGTTTTTCAGTTATCTTAATCAACTCCAATGAAGGTTGCATACTGTATCTCCTTAACCTTTAGTAGGAATAGTTGCCATTGGGAACGGATTGAGACCTGTAAGAAGACCTTGGATACGTTCAAATACAACAGCAGGGCAAGATTGTTCTAGTGGAATATTAGCTACAAGCAAGTGTGAAATGTGTGAGTTAGTGTGTACAAGACCAAAGTTCTCATATTTGTCACAAATTGTTTCACATCCTTGACCAACTTGTTCAGCAGTACCTTCTGTACGAACTGTGTGGATAGAAGATTGAGGTACAAACAAGTCGTATTGAGTCAATGCTTCTACACGAGACAAGTCAATCACATAGGCTTCACCAGTCATTGTTTGCTCAAGGTCATAAGGCAAGTGGTAAGATACACCAAATGGAATACCCTTGAAGGTGATTGTTTCACCATTCACAGCCCACCCTTGAGGAAGTTTACCATCTTTACCGGGAACAATTTCAGCTTTGATTCCACGAAGTGTAAGAGGGTGAACATAAATCTTATAACGTGCTGATTGGTTATCCAATACATCAAGGTAGCAAGCTACTTGACGGAAAGCACCAATAACTGAACCAGAAGCGTCAATAGGTGTTACACCCGGATGAGACATCATTTCAGCTACACCTGCAAACGGACGAAGTCCTTGTCCTTTGAAGTTCAACATACCTTGAACAATGTGTCGTTGCACAATGAAGGCAAATGTGTACCAAGCCATGAATTGCTCAGCTTCTTCATAAGACATTCCCAAACGTTGGAAAATGTTGATAAGGTCACCTTGTTTAAAGTGCATCTTATCTTTCATCAAACGGTCAAGACGGTTTTCACAGTCCTTGAAGCAGAGGTAACGTACAGGAGTAGCATCACCAGTAGCTTGCATAGTGAATTTCTCAGTGAAACAGCATGAATCTGAATTATCTTTAGAGAAGTCTGGAGCTTTAGTTCCCCATGTAAGACCTTCCATAATCCAGTCACCATTCTTAGCTTGTCTCAAAGCACCAAAGCTAGATTGCTCAAAACGTTTAAGAATGTCATTTACAAGCTCATCACCCATACCAACTTCACGAAGAGAAGGTACAGCCTTTGACCAGTCACGAGAGATTCCAAAAGGAATTTTACCATCTGTGTTAGACAAGTTCTCTGTCTTACCCAACTGAGCAACAGTCTGCTCATGGAGAGTATCAATAGCTTCGCCTAACAAAATATCAAAATTTGTTGTACTCAATTTATTGTCCTCCAAAACGAACTCGTCCAAAACGGTTCATTGGTTTTTCTTCAACTTTAGTTGCTTTTTCTACAGTAGGGTTAGCTTTCTCAAGAATTTGAGATAGTTTAGCAAGCTGAGCATCCAATTCAGATTCTCCTGCTTCTTTCTCAGCAAGTTTAGCTTTTAGCTCATCTCTTTCCTTGATTAGACTTTCTTTCTCTGTAGTAAGCTGTTCAATAGCTTCAATAGCTTTTTCTAGTGCTGTAGGTTCACCTTCAGTTTCTACTACTTCTTCTGTAGATTCTTCTGTAGCTGTTTCTTCAACAACTTCTTCAACAGTTTCAACTACTTCCTCTTGAGCTACTTCCTCAGTTGTAACTTCTTCTGATGTAGTTTCTTCTACTCCTGCTGACAGGTGAGCAAGCACTTTATCTAGCATTTCTTTTCTATTCAAGTGTTCTTCCTCATTTCGTTTAAGTAGTGAAGGCTCATACCCACCACTTTTAGCATTACCGGGATTTCCCACAAAAGAGAATCCCATTAGTTCAATGTTGTCTGTGATAGGCACATCAACACTTCCACCATGCTCAACATTGTATACCACAAGTTTAGCATATTCCTCAAGGTCATCATCTGTAAACTCTTTATTATACCACACGAACTCTGATGAAATAGCAAAAGGTTCATCTTGTATAATAAGGTCTTTGACATTGCTTAGCTCTAAATTCACATGAGGTTTAACTAGCAAGTCATATCTTCCAGATTCATCTTTAACAAGTTTTAAATCTGACTTCTTGAAGTAACCTTCTCTCACAGGATAAGCATTAAGGTCTCTGTGACCTGTAGATACATACCCCTCAAAAGTTCCATCAATACTGTCATACCACTTCTTGAGTGTACCTTTACAGATGTATAACCTTATGGTGTTGTCTTGATATAGTATAGAACCTTCTGAAAGGAGAGTCATATACCCATCATTGTTGTCTACCTTTTCCACAGACAATCTTTCAGTCTCTTTATCAGACTTAGATAGATTCATCACAGAGTCCAAACTATCTTTTCTCTCCATGTAGTCATGGATTTCATCCATAATTCGCTCTGCAATCTGTGTTTTAATAGGCATTACTCAACAACCTCAAACAAATTATATTTTAGTTTTCTCACTTTCTTACCACCACAAGAGGCACAGTATGAATACTCATATTTAACATTGTCTCTTTTAAGACCTGCTTCTGCTTCTGGTGTGAAAGGTAGTTCCTCTGTAGCTTCCTTAAGACTACCAAGGAGAACTTGGTCAGTAGTTTCATACCAACCTTCGCTCTCTTGGTTATTGTCAGGGTAAAACTCAAAAAACTTACGCTTATTCTGAATAATACCTCCATCTGTTAGGAAATTTACACGAACTACTAGGTCACGTTGGAGAAAGCGAGATACTCTAAACTTACTCATCTTCCTTTACCTTAACATATGTGCCCTCAGTAATTTTAGATACTTCTTCTACTTCATACCCAAATTGCTTAGCACGGACTTCTCTAAGGTGTTCTGCGTAAGTTTTTTCAATCTCTTTAACTTCCATTATTTATCTCCAGCGTATGTGATAGGGAAGCCATAGCAATCCAATTCAGTATCCTTGAGGGTTACTTCCTTAGTAGTATAATTAAACTCATACTTATCGCCACAGCAGTAAGTGAATGACTTGAATTTCTTCTCAGCCACGTCAAAGTATTGAACCTGCTCTTGACCAACAACTACTTTACGTACTTGTGCCAAAATTGTTTCAGCAAGGGGTGAAGTAAAAGTTTTAGCTTCCCCACCGACTGTAATCTTGAGATTCATTACTGGAACTTTAATTGTAGCCATGTAGGTACTCCTTTCATTGAATGTTCTATATTTAGTATAACAAAAAAAGAGAGTTTATCAACTCTCATGTCACAAAGTTAGAATGCAATCTTATCAATGACTTTTGCAGTACCATTTTCCAAACGATACTTGTTAATCAACTCCATGATTTCTTCCATAGCAGAAGTATCAAAAGTTGTATCAAAGTCATTTAGGAACTCATCCTCTTTAACGTGAACAATTCCACGAACCTCTGGCTTGTTCTTAGCACCTTTACCAACTACATAACCAACTACATAGTTAGCATAGATATGACCAGAAGATTGCTCCATCAAGGCACGTTGGTCTACCACAAATGTGTAAACCTTTTCCTCTTTACCATCTTCTAGTGTTTGTGTAGATACTTTCACACGATTGTCAAAGGCAACATCCACATTCACAGCGTATGATGTACGAGGTGTTCGTAACATATTTCCACTTACACCAAATACAGGTACTTTTTGCGCTACGTTCATTGAACCACCATTGATAAGCACCTCTGCATCTAGGTCAGTAACCTCAGCATATTTTCTCAATGTGTATACAGGTTTTCCTGAACGAACATATTCAGGAGTGATTTTGTTTCGCTTCTCATCTAAGAAACCCAACACATCATTGATAATATTAGTCATTTAGTTTTCCTCCACGACGGTACATAGCTCTAAGACCATCTTTGCTTTCTTCTATGTTAGCTTTCTGTTTTTCCACAGATAGTATTTCATATATGTAAGGAGAAGGTTTTCCATAGTCAGTAACATACTTACCTTGTGATTCAGCATCCATGTTCAAGTATTCATTGTAAGAACTAAATGCTTTCTCATTCATCAACCTTGCATATAGTACAGTCACATCAGGATAATACATTTTATCCATGATGTACTCATACTGCATGTTATACTCCTTACACAGAGTCAATGTCATTTCTTCTACATCATCTAGTTGTATAATTACAGCATCCTCATAGGCTAAACCTTTGTACTCATCTTTAGGTTTCACCTTTCCTTGAACAACTGCCCAATTATACCTTACTAGATAACTAATCAATTTGAAAAAACGATGGATTGTTTCTTAGAATATCTCCACAAGCGCTGATAAGAGACATATCAGTGATATACTCAGCTAAGTGTGAAGGAACTCCTAGAACCTCTACAACCATTTTCTCACAAGCATCAATGACATCATCATCAAACAACTCATAGAGCTTGAATAAATCCTCTGGTGTGTATACTTCTGTACTACCATCTTCTTTAAACTCAGTAAAGGCAATGGAAATCACAGATGCATAGTTACGAACCTTACGAGCAATTCTAGGAGTGATGTACTTCTCTTTTGCTGTAATTTGTTGTACATAGGCTTTACCATCTTGTACAATTTCAGCACCTTCTGGAGCTTGACCTATAATTGGCAACCAAAGTGTCAATACATAGTCTTTAGGGGAAATACTTCCTACCTTTGTGCTATCCCCATTTAGCACAGAGTGTGTTTGTGTCTGAATAGCCACTGGTGCATCTGATTGAACTGCTTCTTGATGGCTCTCTTGTAGTTTAGCTAGCTCATCAATCGTAAGAATCTTTGTGCTCATTATATCTCCTATACAATTAAATTTTTCTTCAAATAGGCTTCTGCCATATTCTCATCAATGTTCTTAAGTCTTTCATACACATCAAGGATATAAATATCATTGTTGTAGTTGTAGCTATTAGTGAACTCATAACTATCAAACTTAATATGTTCTGATAGACCTGTAGCATTCTGCAATAGTAGAACAATCTGACCTAGGAAATGGTCACGCATTGGAATAATAGTATTCTTCATTGCATTATCAATGATGCTATATGTACCAATGTTAGACACAGTCTTATTAAGGTCAAATAGCCTTGCAGGAACACCAAACATCTGACAGACTATAGCAGGAACATATTGAGACAAGAAGTCTAGGAAGTCTGTAGCCTTAGTATCACGCTCTAACTGCTCAAGATTTTGGAAGTTACCTGAATACACAATAGCATCATTAAACTCTGTTTCAGAGAGCTTTTCAGCAAAGGCATTCATGTCTTCAATAATCTTCTTAGTACGTTCCTCTTTAGCTGTTCTTCCCATATCAAGTAGTTCACCTCCACTAAAGGCTGTCCCCTGCTCTACACTTTCCTCAATCTGTTCTTCAAGTGTATCCTTAGCTTGCAAGGCAATAGTACCAATACCATTACGAGAAATATCATAATTCATACGGTTAAGTATGTTTAGGATAAGCTCTACACGTTTACGGTCTTTCAGTAAAGGTGAAGCACAGAACACTTGAGAGGTATCTAACCTTACACAAGCAAACTGTTTCTCTGTAACAACCATAACCTCATTCTCAAAGTCTTTAGGTTTCTTGAGAATCTCTTTGATGTCATCCTCTGAGTAGTCACTAGCTACTCTAGGATTTCCTGTCTTACGGTCATAAGGTGTTTGGTATATATTGTTATTCTTGATTAGGTAAGTCAATGTCTGTCTAATCACAGGCATTTTAGGGTAGTCAATCACACAGGCTAGAATATCTTTTGGGTGTACTCCTACAAGACCCTCTCCTGTATTAAGTAAACCATAATAGCCATATTTTCTATAACCTTTAGCTACCTGTTTTAATACATCATAGTTACGTTGACCATTGAAGTTGTGACTGTACAGGTATTTTCTTAGCTCAGAATCCTTTTCAAAGTTATCTGTAGTAAGGCTGTTAGTGAACATGTAGTTCACAATGTTATCAAGAATATAATCAACATCAGGTAAGTCAAGAGCTAATCTCTCAACATCTTCTAGTGTCTCATTAATTGGAGTACCTCTGAATCCTGAACTTTGGAAAACTAACCTGTCCTTGTATTCAGCATTGAAGTACCTATCCATAGCACAAGAGCCACCACAGTCATCTTTATGACATTTTCCACAGCTCATTAAGAACCTCCAAGGTAGAATAACTCAGCCACATGGAGTGATAGAAGTACACTATCTAGCTCATCTGGTGAGTGTTTTAGTAATTTCTTAATTTCAGATTTAGGGCGAATCTTAACAAGTCTTTCCTCTGGTCTCTGTACCTCAGAAACAAAAGACATTTGACGACTTATTGCATCCCATACTTTTCTTACAAACGTTACCCTTTGTGCCTCCATCATACCTCTTAACATCAAGTGCATCTCAGCACGTCTATTAGAAGCATATTCAGCACTAGGGTCTTTAGCTATTACTTTAATCTCTGTAGGCTTACCACCAAAGTTTATATCATACACAGGACACTTTAATTGCCCACTTAACCTTCTCATCTTCAAAGGCTGTACAATATGTGCTCCACCACCAGAGTCAATTCCTATAGCTTTAGCATTAAGCCTATTAGCTATCATGACAATCTTATTCACTATCTCAATAGCAGTTATACCATCAATCCACTCAGCAGGCTTAATATCTTGTGAATCTATCACAGTGAAGTGATTCTTCTCATCAACCACAGACACAGTTACTTGAATACTATCTGAACCCTTATAAGCACTATCCACACCAATAAAGTAGTCTAGCTTTTTATCACTAGGTTCAAAGTTATCTGTAATATCTGGTGATGAATCAAAGAATGAAGAACGCTCTGTAGGAAACTCACACAATAGGTTTTCTCTGATGGAATCCTCTGTGATAGTGAATTGTGACCTCATAAGCTGTTCTTTGGTGTATTTGATACTACCCTCTTCCATAGCCGTTACAACATCCAACCACATAACAAATTCATCATCTGCTAGGTCTTCATTTGTCATAAAGTCATAGAAGTTGTTCAATGAACGTGGGTTAGAGATTAGATACATAATGAGCTTACGACCATCATCTGATTCAAACTCTCTACGACCCATGTGACCAAGGGCAATAGGTGAAATATCAGAGGCTTCATCACCAAACATATTACCACCACGACCAATGACATGGATTTTAGATGGGTCTGTAAAGTTAGAACCTGCTGATAGACCCTCTAGCTTACCACCATTTCTAAACGAGAAACCTTCACTTGAGAATGATGACAAACCACGTTTAAGCCTTTTATCCACAGCAGTTACATCCTTCTCGTCAAAGGATAACATAGCTTTTACATCAGGGTGAGAGTTCACAAGAATCTCTCTGGCATGTTGAATAATGATTCCTGAATACTCTTGAGTAGAACCAACAGCGTAACAGTTCTCTCCGTCATAGGCAAAGTGGTTAGACATAATACCACACAGGAATGATTTACCATAACGAGGTGTAGCTACACAGTAACCTGTTTTATACTTCCCACTTAGGAAAGCACCAAACTGTACTGCTTGTGACCACCATAGCTCTATATTGAACTCTGATAGGGCTGTAGTGAATCCTAGCTTATAGTATTCAAGCTCTTTCTCAAAACCTTCTCTTTCACGAATGGTATTACGCTTAAAGTGCTTAGGTATTTTACCCTTCACAGCATCTCTTAGCTCATCTTGTGGAGTAACTTGGTCTAATAGTATGGATAATTTCTCTTTGTTGGATAATACCTTACGCTTTTGAGTAAGTAACCCAACATCTGCATCTTGGATGTGCATAAACAATATCTCCTCCTGTGTAACTAAAATCTTCCTCAATTCCAACAGAAGGTGCTACATTGGCAAAACTCTCCGTTACTGGAATTGTCGTACCATTCATAGCTAGACATATAGGACATGTGTGCGAATCACCTACACAGTTCCAAGTCTTTAAGATACTGTTCTCTGTGATAATTTCAAACAGCTTAGCACTTTCCACAGAAGCTTTCTCAATACCCATCTGAATCTCACTTAAGGCAAGTCTTTCAAGATTACTCCTGAACTCTTTGATAATATCATCTAGCTTCACAGTATCCACAGAGTCTATTACTTTTGCTCTTAAGTCTTGTGCATGAGCTTCCAGAATATCTTTTAACCTGCTAAAGTTACTTCTAGCAAATGCCGATGTATTAACACCATTTCTAAGCTCAATAACCTCTTCTGGCATTAGGTCAACACCTAAAGCATCTAAGATATAGTCAATCTCTCCAAGGAACACCTCAGAGTACATATCCACAAGATAACCAATCAGAACATTCTCAGCACTTTCATAGTCACCCATATTAACCACAGAGATTACAAAGCCCTCAAGTAGCTCTGTTATCTCAGCATAGTGCTTTTCAAACAAATCCTCTCTAGGGCTATGTGATGCCATTATTTCTCTCCAAAAAGTTCGTCTAGCTTAGCTTTAGTGTAGTTCTTAAGCTCATCAATACCATCTTTGGTATCATGGTTCACATTCACAGTAGTCTGAGTAGCCTTACCTTCAATACGGTCAGCCCATTCTTTACGCTCATAGCTATCCTCGAACGAAGCCATAATCTGCAACATAGCATTTCTAGCCACAGGAGTGCAAGGAGGAATTTGTGAATATACTTCAAAGCCTACTTCACTAAGCAATGTCTCATCAACATCAATAAGACCCCAACGCATTTGGTAAAGAGTGAGTGACTTTTCATCAAGCAAACTCAATTCTCTCATAGTCTCTGAATATAGTTTAGATTTTGTAGCCATTATCTTTACCTTTCCCAATAAATTACTCACACAGAAGGAATCCAACCCTCTCAAAGCACAGCAGTGATGTGAAACATAAAATTCGACATAGGTTTCATGGTTATACAGTCCTTATGTACTGTCGCAGAGTATCCCTTATGTCTATTAGTGTCCCCTTTCCGATTTATCCACCAAAGGGCCATACACCCTACAAGGCTTGAACTTGTAACCCTACGCTTAGAAGGCGTATGCTCTATCCAGTTGAGCTAAGGGTGCATATGGTGGGTATAACCACCATTTAGTATTCACAGAAATGTGATACCTATCAACCAAAAGTCCCCAGTCGGATTTGAACCAA